TATTTATAGATTTTGAAGCTTATATAATTAGTAGCACCTGTGTCAATCCTATTATTTACAACTAATTTCAAAATGAAATTAAAATTTTGGTTGACAGGTTGTGGAATTATTAGAGCGTCATCATGCAATAGTCTTCTAAATCTCATTTTTGAGAGATAGTAATGATCATTTCCATCAGTTTTCATGTAAAATCGGCATGCATCAGCCTTGACTGTTTGATCATCACCAGTAGACTCTTCAGGGGGCTGCAATTGCACATATCCTTCTACATGTTCAGTTTTATCAGTAGAAAAACATATAAAATGTTTTTCAAAATCAAAGTATTTGGGTACATGGATTGTGCCTATACCAACTACGCCATCTAATGCATTGTTTGTATTATATATATTGTATAAATCACCATTATTAATATAATACAATACATCAGTAAACATAAGTAAATTATTCTCTTTGTAGTGTGTTGTAGCAAACTCTTGTGCTGTTTGATCATATTTTTCAGCATTAATTAAGTCTGCTAATTTATTACCTTCAGTATCTTGTATGTTTACTGAATCAAAATTAACCAAGTGATTATTGTATGATTGAATATCACTTATAGTGGCTAATCTTCTCATGTGGTCAGTTCCTTCACAAATTGGAGTTAGAACTGATTTTGCATATCCTGCCATAACTGATCTAGTGGCATTGATGTCAGTTACTTCACGATTTGGTAATTTAACCTTCAATTTGTAGGTTTTACCATTAACTGTATAATTAAAAGGTTGATCAACAAACCTAACAGTATCATTAAGTAACTGACGTTCTTCTATATCTCGAACAATATGCAAGACAGGATGTTTATTTGTTGTTTTAGGATATCGACGATAGAGTGTCTTATCCTCTTTGGCATAGTTTCTCCAGGGTTCAAATTGTAACTCTGGATAAAGAGATTTGATAATCTCTGCAACCTCTTGATCCTGGATCATGATGGGATGCTTATGAGGCTGAGTGTTAAATTCAATGGTGTTATTGTTTGACTCAATCTTAGTTAAAGGATCTTTAAATAAGATTGATTTATTTATTTTAGGCTTATCATCTTTAACCTCAGCTTGTTTATGATTAGATTGTAACTGTTTATTATTTTTATTGTTATATTGTTTATTTACAGACTGTTGTCTGCTTTTAGGGTTTTTATTTTT